TCATCGGTCAAGCCTACCTTTTCATCATAGGCAATGTTGCGAGCGTGACCATCAATCGTGACGTTAAACTCGCCCATAATATCGCAAAAGAACGATGTAATCTTTTGCCCCTTGAGCATCGTTTTTGCCGTCTCATAATCCGGACGCGCCGCCAAGATGTCCCAAGCCTTCTTTTTCATAGCGTGATAGGTGGATACCTTTACAGCGTCGATCCCGTCACCGCGCAGGAAAGCACCAATCAAAGCGTCGGCGTTGATAACATTGCGTGACCACTTGTTGTTAGGTGAAAGCGCAGCAATAACAGCCACCACCAAGTAAACAGCGATATCATATTTTAGAGCGATATCGTGCGCGGCCTTTTGCGCGTCGTCGTACCAAAGAAGCCCCTCGTTTACCTGCACAGAATCCGCAGCGCGGTAACATGCCATGATATTTGCGATCATGCGTTCGTGATCAACCAGTGTTGTCTGTTTTGTCATGTGATCACCTTGATATCATCGCCAGTATCGATCATTACTGTGTCGTCAGTTTCCACCCATACACGCGCACCACATGAGAGCGGCTTGTCTGGTGAGTAAATGACAGATGACGGCCCGTCGATCTCGACACGGTGAGCGTATGTGTTAGCTTTGTGTGTCTTAACAGTGATAGCCGGATTGTTCGTCCCGTTCTTCGCATTGGCGCGGATGACGTTCTGATTTATGTGTATTCGCTTTTTCATACCGTTATGTCCTTATCGTGTTTTCTAATCGTTATGACAACACTAGGGGCGGTAGCCGGTGTGGTCAAGCGGTTTTATTTGCTCTCCTTTTTCGCGCAGCCAGCAGGACGGACAACGCAGCCGGTCCCCTTCCTTTGGCATGGCTGGCTGGCCACACCTGTCGCACTTGTAGTCTTTATTCAGTGTCCGGTGTTTGTCATTTGTCAGTGTCCGGTGTTTGTCATCCAACATCGTCAGGTTCCGCTGGTTCGGCGTGATCGTACAGCCACTTCAACTGCAGTTCGTCGTACATTTCGATAACGGTTTCGCCGTGTTTGTCGATGAATTCTTGTCGCGTCATGTAGGATGCGTCTTCTTCCATCTCAATCATCCAGTCACTTACTTTGCCCATCTCTCAACCTCTGTTTAGCCAGTTTCAATAACTTGCAGACCAGTTCGTTCGGCAAGTCCTTCGGATCGCTAAATTCAGTAATATCATCACCGCTTACTCGCAACCAACCTGCCCACTTGCTAGACTCATTTTCCTGCATCAGTGTGATATCGTGACGATTGTGGCGGTGCATAACTATGTCACGATATCCGCCAGTGTCACCTAAGTCATTCACAGTCCAAATTCTACCCATCGTCGTCCCCTTCGTAATATTCTTCCCATGTTTTATCTGATAAAAACCAGTCGTGGGTGATCTCTTCATCCTCTGTCATCGCGTGTCCCTACCTTTCTTTCGTAGCGTTCCATGTCACCGATAGCGTCATCGATTTTGTCATAAATGGCGTCTAAGTCTGCGTCAAGAAGTTCTATGTATTCGAGAGCATTCTTTGCCTGTGTCAGAAATGCACGAATGACTGTGGTCTGTGTGACTTTAGCACGGTACAATTCTCCGGTGCCGTCACATGTGTGACAATGTCCTATCTTGCCGACAAGTTCACCGCCGACAATAGGGTCGGGGCGAGGCTCTTCGTACTCGACCTTTCCCCAGCCACCACAGTCCCAGCACTTGCAGGATTCGACGTGGTTCTCCATCAGCCAAATCTCCCGATGATGCCAACAACAGCGTGATAGGCCATCCAAGCAAACGAACCCAACACCGCTGCAAACAGAGCCATCTCAATGCCGTCATGCGTCAGGTAGTAGTGCCTCAGTCTATGCCAGTGTTTGATCATGGTTGTACCTTTCAACTGTCGCGTCGTATAATTCAGCCACGCGGAGTGCTTCCCTGTCTGCTTCTTCACGGGATACATTGAAAGCCTTACAAACTTTCATGCCACTGCCGCCCCTCTCCCAACGCACCAAGTCCACGTTGAATGCCCTGCCACAAAAGTGTGACGTTACTCGTACCACAAAATTACTCATGCTCACCCCCGTTGCCTCTGCCAAGCCCACCGAAATACTGCGGTCTACGCTTTGCCGTTTCAAACACAGCCAGCGTGATGAAGATGCCAGCCAACAGGATTGCGTGAACAAGGGCACTGATTCCAAATATAAGGATCGATCCCATCCACGATGAAAACACAATGCACCACATCCACGCTAGGACTTGCATGATCATATGCCGTGTGTTCATGTCGGGGATGTTGGACAGGGGATTTCTCCCGCTGTCCATAACTAGTTGATACCACCTATTCATCGTCGTCATCCCCGCTGTCCTCTATGAAGACCCAGTCAGCGTACCAACGACTGTTGCCGTCTTCGTCCATTTCAGGACAAAACTTGCCAATCCTATGAAGAAGACAGATGGCATCGTCGAGATCACGCAGGTGTGACACGCTGATGTCACGACAGTCGTCTATGTAGTTCTGCATCTGACGCAGTTTATTATGTGTTCGGAGCAAGTCTTCTCGTTGTGCTTTTGTAATTTCCATCGTGTGTAACCCTTCCGGTTTGTTGCGATACATAACCCATATTGGTAAAAACAGCGGGTGTCAACACAAAAAAAAAGAGGGCCGGTCACACTTAGAAATGACCAGCCCCCTTCCAGTTTATCAACAACTGGAGTCTACCCTACAAAGCCCAAAAGGACATCAAAAAACTTCGTAGGGTGTACCCAGTTTTAGCACCAGTGTTTTGTGTTTGTCAAGCCATCGAACACACTCTTTTTCGGTTCGTCCCACATACAGTGCAACCCAGCGAGGATAGTCTACGCACTGCTTTGACTTCACTGATTGTCGTGTAGTCTCGCCGATACGGACAGACGACACCGCAGCAACAACCTCGTGTCTGTCGTTTTCAGACTTGACATAAGGTAGTAGGTCTTCACCCTTATACTTGAATACTTTAATTTTCGACTTCATCTTGTTCCTCATCTAGCACTTCAACGTAAACATCTATGGCTTCACGTATCAAGTCAGCGACTGCAACTTGTTCGAGACTAACCTTCTGCATCTCGTGTGCATGCTTACTAAGTCTGTCATACTGATCTTGTTTCATCAGTAAATTGTATGTCTTTGTAGGCTCAAGAATCTTGTTGGGTCTTGGCATCACGTGTTTCCTTTGTCATTCTCTTGTCTTCTTTATCCCTACGTTTATCAGGGATAACTTGTTTACCTAACCTTTTTAACTGTCTTGCTATAGGATTGATTTTACTAATCTTTTTCATAACTAGGTTTTCCCTATAGGTTACTCTCTTAATGGAGTATCCGATTTGTCAACTGCCGTCAAGCGAAAATTTATCATTGACAGGGTTTTCTGTGTCGATTACTGTCCGGCCAAGTCTTTGACGATAGGAGAAGCAAATGAAGTCACCAAGCTGGCTGGCGGGGCATGTCGAATCCTTAGACATACCGCCCATGACGACGGCACGATACGACTGTCCTGTCTGTGCCAAGAAGAATACATTCAGTGTTACGGATGATGGTATGCAACGGCTGTGGTACTGTTTCCATGCCGACTGCAATGTCAAGGGAAGAACGGGCGTCACACTGGATAAGGACTATGCGGGTAATGTCTTCAAGAAGGCTACACCCAAGCCTATCCCGAAACCGACGAATAGTCTGTTTGAAATACCACACACATTTGTGCAAGTGTCTCGCAGTCAAGACGCAGAGTTGTATCTGCGAAGGGTGGGCTGCTATGAAGCCTACTTGGCGAACAGAGCAGACATTCGGTATGATATTAAGAAGGATCGCGCTGTGTTTCTAGTCAAGAGACGCGGTATTGTAGTTGACGCGGTGGGGAGACTGATCAATGGAATTGGACCTAAGTGGTATCGTTACGCTAGTAGTAAACACCCTTTTCTTTGCGGCGAACATACTTGTGCCATTGTCGTTGAAGATTGCGCTAGTGCTTGCGCTTGTTCGAATTTGGCGACAGGTGTCGCGCTGTTAGGCACGAACCTACTACAAGAGCATATCGATACACTGCGTAAGTACAGCAAGGTTATTGTTGCGCTTGACAAGGATGCCACGGACAAGGCAATAGAAATAGTGAGAGTGCTGTCACAGTCGGGCATATCAGCCAAGCTGGCAGTGTTAAGTAACGATTTGAAAAATATGGAAAAGGACGAACGGGATGATTTCTTACGACACCAAGTCAACAGATAAACAGATACTAGGATTCTGTTTGAGTACTGATTTTTTCAGTAGGGTAGCCAACATAATCAATCGTGACATGTTTTCGCGAGAGATGAAGGACGTATTCGATGTGATATCTTTTTGTCACACGAAGTACGCGAAAGACTTGACAGTGGGTGAGTTGTCTGTCCTTTTCGATGACCGCAATCCAGCCATGCCAGACAGCACTCGCGAGAAGTCGCAGGAGTTGATATCTGGACTGTCTCCCGGTAATCCGGAAAACATAGACTTGCATATGGACTTGGTGAATAGCTTTTGGTTGCGTGACAAGGCGCGTCAAATAGGTGAGAAGGCTATCGATATATTTACTGGCGACAGTGAAGAATTTGGTGAACTTCGGCGTATGATCGAGTCAGTGGAAGATGGCAGGATCAGTGACAAGACTACTTACTCTGAAGTCACTGAGGGTCTCCTCGAACTGCTGGAGGATCATGGGGGTCCACCCGACTTCCCTTTCGAGTTCGATCTGATCAGCGAGAAGGTTGATGGTTTAGATCGTGGCAACCTTGGTATAATCTTCGCAAGACCCGAATCCGGCAAGACTACTTTTTGTTGTTTCTTGGCTGCGTCCTATACACGGCAGAAGTTTAAGGTTTTGTATTGGGCAAACGAGGAGAAGGCAGAAAAGATCAAGATACGCTTTTGTCAGAGTTACTTCGGTGTCACTCGTGCAGAACTACAAGAAAACAGTGCGCTGTATAACGAACGTTACATCACGGAGATAGAACCCTACTTCCGCATCATGCGATCTGTAGGCACGTCTGTCGAAGAGGCGGACGAGTTCATCAAGCTTAACAAGCCGGACATCATCTTCATGGATCAGCTAGACAAGTTTCGCATCAAGGGTGACTACAGCCGTGGTGATGAAAAGCTGAAGGAGATATACGTCAATGCACGAGAGATCGCTAAACGTAACGACGCACTGGTGTGGGCGGTATGCCAAGCATCCTACGAGGCGGAAGATCGTCAATTTATTGACTTCTCAATGATGGACAACTCTCGTACTGGTAAGGCAGGTGAGGCTGACATCATCATGGGTATTGCCAAGACAGGCGGCAGTGACATTGAAAACACGCTGCGTGTGTTGTGCGTATCCAAGAACAAGCTGAACGGATGGCACGGGCCTATCAATATGCATATCGATGTCCACAAGGGGATATACTACTGATGAATGTTCTTACGTTTGACGTTGAGACAACACACGTCGAGAAAAAAGGTGGTGGCTACACACCGCTACCCTACTTCGGCAATCGTCTAGTCTCTATAGGTTACAAGTGGCTGGGTAGTAGGGTAGACTATGACTGCTACTATCATTTAACTGAGCCAAAAACCCCCGCTGCTGCGGAAGGATTTCAACTGGCACTGAATCACGCTGACTTACTGATAGGCCACAACATCAAGTTTGATTTAACATGGGCAAGGGAGTGCGGTTTTGTTTATGATGGTAAAGTCTATGATACGATGGTGGGCGAATATATACTTGCCAAAGCGCAGCGTTGGCCTCTTGGACTTGCTGCTCTTGCAGAAAAGTATGACGTCACCAAAAAGGAGAAAGACCTTGTTACGCCATATCTTGAGAAGGGGTACACGTTCTACGACATACCGTGGGACATCGTACGAGAATATGGAATAGCAGATGTTAAGGCTACAGAAGAGATAGCCCTAAAACAGTTAGAAGCCTTTGGCACAACCTTCGAGGAGATTTGCAGTGAGCCTGTTAGAGACACTGAAGCTGTCGTTTGAAATGACAGACGTCCTGTCCCGCATCGAACGGAACGGACTACGAATAAACTTAGACACCCTAGAAGAGATTGAGGATCAGTACCGTCAAGAACTACTGATCTTAGAGGGCGAACTGCAAAGCATGGCGCAGGAAGCTATGGGCGACACACCTGTCAGCCTGACCAGTCCCGATGACAGGTCGAAGCTTCTCTATTCTCGCAAAGTAAAAGACAAGAGTGTGTGGGGGCGTCTGTTTAACTTGGGCATGGAGCGTCGGGGTGCGACTATGAAACCCAAGCAGAGACCCCGCATGTCCGGCAAAGAGTTTAGGACGAACGTGTCGATGAACACAGAAGTCCTGTACAAGACTGAAGCAGAGCAGTGCGCGACATGTGTGGGACAGGGTCGTATTCGCCTTGTCCGCAAGGACGGCACTCCCAGTAAGGCGCTGCGTGTCTGTAAGGCGTGTATCGGCGAGGGCGTGATCTACAAGCCAACCAGTGAGGTGGCCGGATTTAAGATTATCCCACGGAATGTGCGTGATGTTGCGTCCGCTGGCTTCCGCACCGACAAGGAAACACTAGAAGAAATGTCGAGCAGCCTGTCAGGTGACGCGCGACTGTTTGCTGAGAAGTACATAAGATACAATGCTTTACGCACCTACCTTAACACTTTTGTAGAGGGTATGAAAAACAATGTTGATGACCACGGCTTCATCCATCCGGAGTTCATGCAGTGTGTTACGGCGACGGGTCGCCTTTCGTCTCGCAATCCGAATTTCCAAAATATGCCACGCGGCAACACTTTCGAAATCCGCAAGGTGGTCGAGAGTCGTTTTGAGGGTGGACAAATTATTGAGGGAGACTACTCGCAACTCGAATTCAGAGTAGCAGGATTTTTAGCCCACGATGAACAAGCCTATGCTGACGTCAGGGACGGCACAGACGTACACAATTACACTGCGTCGATCATTGGCTGTTCACGACAAGAGGCCAAGGCACACACCTTCAAACCTCTTTACGGCGGCACCACCGGAACACCGGATCAACAAAACTACTACCGTGCGTTCAAGGAGAAGTACGAACAGGTCACAGAGTGGCACGAGGACTTGCAGAGAGAGGCAGTCGAGAAAAGGGTCATTACCCTACCTTCGGGACGACAGTACGCATTCCCTGACGCGCGTTGGACGAAATACGGTACAGCTACGCATAGGACGTCGATCTGTAACTATCCGGTGCAGGGGTTTGCCACTGCAGACCTATTGCCTATTGCACTAGTCTCTCTAGAAAAGTCTGTGCGGGACTCCGGTATTAAGAGTGTCATATGTAATACAGTACACGATTCGATTGTTATGGATGCTCATCCAGACGAAATTGACATCTGTGTAGACTTAATGAAGCATGCCATGCTGTCTCTTCCCTTTGAAACAATGAGAAGATATGGCATCAGCTATGACATGCCTGTGGGAATAGAAATAAAAGCAGGCAAAAACTGGCTTGACTTAGATGTTGTATATGGATAAGATCAATCTACCACCCCTCATGAAAAGGAGTTTAGGAACATGACTGGGACACAACTTATGGAAACACTAGATGACTTCGGCGCTATGGCCAAAGCTTTCCGGAACGACGAAGTAGAGTCGCTGATGGAAATGACCGGGCAGGGTGCTGTTCAAGAACGTGTCGGGCTTCCCCGACTGAATATCAACTATGACACAGAGACAGATGATGGTCGGTCTCTTGTTCGTGGAACGTGGAAGATATTTCACGGTGGTCAGATGATTTACGCAGATAATGTCATCGTGCGTCCACTTCTTCGTACTTTTGAGTATAGTCTGTGGGATGCAGAGATGAATGATGGCAGGGGCGGTTTTTACTCTAAGTCTGTTCAGAAGACCTCGTTTGGCGGTCAATTCCCCGATAGCGCGGGTGGCAACAAGTGTGGTCGCTTGACTCGTGACGAGGAAAACGGGCTAGACAAAGACGATCCTGTGTACATCAACTCTCGCGCTGTGGTGTGCAATCAAGTAATTTATGGTCGTATCACTGGTGAGTTTAAGAACGCTGATGGTGACGTCTTCAATCTTGAGGGGGAACCTATGATTGCCTACTTCAAGCGTTCGGGCTTCAAGCCTATCTCTGACTTTATCGATGGGCTTACTAAGAAAAATAAGCTTATGGCGCAAGTAGAGATGAAGCTTTCGACTATGAAAAATAAAAAGGGAAGTGTTACTTACTGGACGCCTGTCGCACAGATGGGTGAAACAGTGAGCATATCTGACAGTGACAAAGACTTATTCAGCCTCTTTGCTGATACAGTCAAGGGTCACAACGAATCGGTTATGGACGAGCATCGTCAAGCAGTGAAGGAAATGGTGTCCGACAGTGACATCGATCTTGCTGCGGAGTTCGGTGATGCTGACGCTGCTTAACATCCAAGACTTTATGTCTAGGGCACTGCGGGGGGACACTGATGTTCCCCCGCAAGTTTTAGAGGAATTCGCAGAAGACTGTAAGAATGCCACTGCCTCTCAGCTTACGCGGGAGAAACGAGAGTGGCGTCCTCGTATGTCTGGTCTTGGTCGCCCAATCTGTCAACAGATACTTGACAAGCAGGGCGTCGAGGAGTCGATGTCCTACAACACTCTTTTCAGATTCCTGTTTGGTGATATCACAGAGAGTATCATTATGCTGATCATGAAAGAGGCTGGTGTCGATGTGGTGGACTATCAGAAACAGGTCGAACTTGACTTAGACGGTATCCCTATCAGGGGAACCTTAGACGTTATCCTGCGGGATGAGACGGGCCAAAAGAAAGTCTGGGACATCAAGTCAGCAAGCGACTACGCATACAAGTCTAAGTTCACTGGTTTCGAGGGCTACGAAGGGATCAAGAAGGATGACCCCTTTGGCTACGTCATGCAGGGCTTCCTGTACGCAGAGGCGACAGGTCTACCGTTTGGCGGCTGGATTGTAGTGAACAAGTCGAGTGGTGAAGTGGCTGTTGTCGAAGTTCCGGATTGGTGTCAAGAAGACAAGAAGGAATACATCGAAGAGGCCAAGCGTCGTGTCAAAATATTGACAGACCCAAATGTCAAACCTTTGAAGCCTTTTCCCGATACGTTCGAGACTTACAAGCGTCAGGGGGAAGTGATCCGCACCGGAAACAAGGTCTTGGCAAAAGAGTGCAACCTGTGCGGCTATCGACATCACTGTTGGCCGGACGCGGAGATTCATCCGAAGGTCACATCTATGGCCAAGAATCCTCCGAAGGTTTGGTATACACGCTTGAAGAAGAAAGAATTGTAGGCTGATGCCGTACATATTTGTTCGAGATTACGCTAATGAGTTGTTCGAACTGAACGATGGCTTACACCACGTAATCATAGAATCTCACAAGAAAATAGGGGGAGAGCGTAAGCTTAATCGTATTCGCATGAGTGATCGTGCGCTTCCTCTCACTTTGCGTGAAGATTTTTCTGAGATGGGTTCCCTGACAGCAGAGACTGAGAAGCGGGACATACGCCTACTCGAAGAAGAGATTAGTAAAATCAGTGCAATGTCACAGTCCGGAGTTAATGTATGCGTTCCCTTGAGTCCCCTGACAAACGAGTTGGATTGCCTCGCAAGACTGTCCCCAAAGGTCGCGGGGTACGTGCTTCAAAGGCTAGGATCAATAGGAATGCGTCTTTGAGAAAGTCATCGGCAGGAAAGGCAGGGTTCCGGTCTAATTTTGAATTGGGCGTTGCTAGGTCATTGAAGAGACGTAATATCCCCTACGAGTACGAAAGTGTGAGGCTTACGTATATACCCAAGCCGCGTACCTATACGCCCGATTTTTATCTTCCGGATCAAAAGATGTTCATCGAAGTGAAAGGATACTTTGACAAGGGTGACAGAGTTAAGATGCAGCTAATCAAGGAACAGTATCCGGATCATGACATTCGCATAGTGTTCTTGAATGCAAAGAATAAGATATACAAGGGAAGCAAAACAACGTACGGTGCGTGGGCTGACCGACATGGCTTTAAGTGGGCGGAAGGTTCAATCCCAGAGGAGTGGTATAAGGATGAATGATAATACGGAAGACCTCGAAGAAGCTATCGAAAGAGCAAGCTTGCTTCCCAGTCGCTATTACATTGTGATACGAGATTCTGAAGAAGAAGAGGGCACTCTCAAAATGATTGCCTATGATACTACCAAGGAAGAAGAAGATGACGAGTATATCCCTGCAGGTATCGTTCTGCTTTCGGGTATTATGGAACTTATAGAGAATGATTTCGAAAGAGTCATGAATGCAGGGATGGCTCGAATATCTTTTCAAACAACTCAACAAGATATGCTAGAAGAGGTATGCAAAGAAGAAGCCACTGTCGAACATCTTCCCAACTCTAATATTGTGAAAATCAACTTCGGAAAAGTACAATGAGACACGAACAGTTTATGAAAGCAAAACAGTGGTCCGCCGACGAAGACAAACTTCTTGACGAACATTACAGTGTTAAAACAGACATGGTAAATTCACCGCCGCACTACAATCAAGCAGGGATTGAGTGTATAGATGCTATCCGCGCTGCTACAGAAGACGGATACGAGTACTACCTGCAGGGAAACATAATAAAGTACCTGTGGCGCTATCGCTACAAGAATGGCGTCCAAGACCTAGAAAAGGCGAAGTGGTACTTAGAGAAGCTTATTGAGGAGACAGTTGATGAATAATATGCTACCTACCCCCTACCAACAGTTTATACACAAGTCCCGTTATGCACGATGGCTTGATGATGAGCAGCGCCGCGAGAACTGGGATGAAACTGTGTCCCGCTACACAGATTTTATGGCTAATCACGTTTGGGAAAATCACAACTTCGACATACCGGAGTTCTC